TGCTGTCAAGGTTATCGCTCTCTTTATCGTACCCTTTCATCACCCATTTCTTTAGAACAAAAGCAGCTGTGGAATATTTCACGGCTGCTTTTTTATTGTGGTGCTGCCAAAATAATTTCTGATAACCAAAGAAAGGCAAAATAAACAACTATATTTTTTCAATAGAATATGATATTATAACAACAAATTCGACAATAAAGGAAAGACAGAATTAGGTCGCAAAGGATCAAAATTGCTCTGACAAATTCACGCAATTATATCTGCAATACTATCAAAATATGATTCGATATGCGACCTCGATTGTTAAGTCGGTTAATATTGCAGAGGAATTGGTGCATGACGCTTACATCAAAATACTCAAGCATACCGTATGTTTAGGATACTGCAACAGTGCCGGCTTGTGGATCACCATGAAATTGATATCTTTTCCTGCGGCAGCCTTTGCGTATCCTCCGGCGGTCTCATCCTCTCCGCTCGAACCGGTGTGATCCGTGCCGTCTTTCAGGTCAATGGCGGTATAAAACCGGGTCTGCGGGACCTTGACAATGCTTGCAAAGCTGTCCAGTACCGCCTTGGATTTGGTGGTGTCTACATTGAGCACCAGATTATACAAGGTTGGCGTAATGAACAGATAGCGGTTATCTGCCGGTACTTCATCCTCATCCATTTGGTTCTGCGCGGCGACCAACGCGGTTAGTACATCGTTGCCGGAGGAGAGCGTCGCGCCTGCGGATACTTTGGAAATCCCGGTGGTTCCCGCATAAGCGGCAAAGCGGAACGCGTCCATTTCCGGCGCCACTTTAGTGCGAATAAACTCAGAGGACAGTTTACCGAAAGCTACGCCCGCCGTTTCCTCGTTGTCCATTGCGTCCACTGTAAACCTTCTTCCGCGGTCATAGTTAAACTTAACCGTCTCGTTGGTCAGCGTCACGTCGCCGCCTACATAACCGCCGTTGCGGGAATAATCCGCCAGCCCATCCATGCTGATCTTGGGAATGATGATCTCGTTGGTGTTTGCTCCCATCTGCACCAGAGACATATCACCGTCCAGCATGGAGGTAACCGATGCGTTTTTGTAGACCTCATCCAAAAGGTCGGTGTACTTTTTAAACAGAGTGATGCTATTTGCCATAATCTAAATCAATCCTTTCCTTTTTGAGGGGGCAGGCCCATTACAGCCCGTGCCCTGTCTTCATCTGTGGTCTGCGGGGAATTGCCGCCAGTCGGCAGCACAATAGCAGGTGCCGGATTTGGCTGCGCAGAGTGGAACAGGTACCCGTCCGATTCTTTCAATGCGGCCAGCGCGGCTTTCATATCGTTTTCCTGGTTCTTGCTCTGGCGCAGCGCATCCAGATCCAGATTGGCCTTGATGCTCTTTGCGCTGCGTCCGTTCGCTTCGCGGATTACATGATCCAGCAGGTCGTTAAAGTCCCGCTCCTCCAGCGCTTTCTGATAATCTGCATCCTTGGCGGCCAGATTCCCTTTGAGCGTTTCAATCTCATTTTTCATACCATTTACATCCACGCCGTCAAACTGCTTCAACGCTTCTGCGGTAGTCTGCACTTTTTCCTCCGCCAGCTTCAGCTTGCTGGCCTGTTTTTCATAGTCGGCCAAAGTGCGGTAGTTTGCTAGCAGCTCCTTGTCCAGATCCGCCTTTTTCTCTGCCGGGACTTCAATCCCCATCGTTGCCAGAATCTCGTGAATATTCTTCATGTCAAAAATCCTCCTAAAATCTTTTCTACCCCGGACTTTCTCCGGCCGGATTCAGGCTGTTTGAACGCACAGCCCACTGCGTTTTGGATATAACAAAAGACCCACCGCAAAAAGCAGCGAGCCTTGGGTTATTGAGTTGTAAGCGACGATTACTCCTGTTTTTCTTTGGGCTGAAACCGAATCCCATTGTCCCCAGGGTATGGCGTGTCGTGCTCTTCTCTTTCCAACAAGCCATATGGAATCCCATCCGGAAAGGCGTCACAGGTTAATCCCTCGCGCCGATGGATGCAATAACTGCACATCAGCACCCTTCCGCCTACATCATCATACCATCTTCTATCTTCATATGGCATTAAATCTCCTCCATCCATATGGTATTTCCCTCTCGTTTTGTAACCAGAAACATGGTCCCTCTTTTAAAAAGAACTTCTTTTTCCTTATCATTGATCCCGACAAAGTCGTATCCCCGTTTGCTTTTGATGATCATTTGGATATCCATCGTTTCATCATAAATATTTTTCGAAGTCGATGTGTAGGCGTCGTAACGAATGATATTGCCCGGACGGTGCCTTTCGTCAAAATCCGCCCAGTTCTCCATATACTCAGAGGATAACGACCGATAAACCTTGCCTTTGTACTGAGGCAATTTCATTATAGCACTGTCGATTGATCGTATCAATTCGTGATCCTTCTCGGACAGATTTTCCTGCGCTCTTAATTTTGCATTGATACGGTAGCTTTCAGACGATATATAACGGTTCAAGGCACCTCTGTCCTGATCTGTCAAAGAGGAATCATCCATGGACATACGAATTTCAAAGGGCGCCGTCATCCCTTCACCAGATCCTGCCACTACCTTTTCCCGGTCATGTTGCCGGACAAGGCCGGTCTGCGCGATGAAGTCCCGCTGCTTTGCCTGCCATTCCCGCACCTTGCTGTTGGCAAAGGACGGGTCTAAACCCGCCGCCTCCATCATGGCGGCCTCCCGCTTCCACTTGCGGATATGGCGTTCTAGCTCCCGCTGCTTTTGCGTGGCTTCATAAACGCTCATTTGCTTCCCGTTGTATACCACCGTTTTTTGATCTAAGTCCTTCAAGTCCTGATCCGAATACACCCGTTTGGAGATCCCCGGATAAAACGCATGGTAATGGTGCCGGCAATTCCAGCCGCCCAGCCCTTCGCCGGTGCCGTATCCGGTAACGCGGTAAAAATCCGGATACTCTTTTGACTTTCCTTTTCTGCAATAGACCTTCCCCTGCCAGCTCTCATGGTTGGCCGGACCTGAACCCTTATTTCTGGCTCCCCCGTGGGCGGATACCTCTACAAACCGGCAGTCCATTTCGTCCATCCGGGCATCCTGCATTTTAAGCCCTGTCTGATTGACGCCGGTCAGCACCGCACGCCTCACCGCCACGTCCAGACTGTCCGAATGGCCGGACGGATATTGGACGGACAACAGCCCGGAAGCCGCCACGGATTTGATGGCGTTTTCCACTGCACGCCGATAGTCAACTCCACCTGAGACAATCTGCATCCATGCCCGATCCATCGCACGAATCATCTGTTCCTGCCCGGCTTTTGCCGTAGTGCGGGTGAGGTTGCGAAACAGCCCCATGGTATTTTTTAACCCCGCCCGAATAATCCTTTGCATCTACGGTGATTGGGATACCGGTTTTGGATCCTTTCCAGCCGCGCGATAAATTTCATCGTCTTCTGCTAGGGTCTTAGCCCCTGCCTTTATCATCATGTGCTGCAGTTCCTGCCGCGTCTTCCTGGTCAGGCTGCTTAACATCTGCATGATATATTCCCGGCTGGCTCCCATTGCCTCTAACCGGCGCATCTGATATTCTGCCGTCGAGGTCATTTCCCCTACCGACAGGATACGCCGCGCCATATCTTTCAGAATATCCATTTCCGCCTGCTGGTACAGCGCAATCACTGAATCCGGCAGTTGGTCCAGATACTCAGGCGTCAGCATTCGTTATTCCTCCCCGAACCCCATCAGCATGTTGTCAGTCTGATCTTCCCCTGCCATTTGCTTGGCTTTCTTTTCATCCTCGCCAAAAAAGCGCACCCGATATTCCCAACGCTGCCGGATACCGTCCCGGATCTCCTGCAAAAATAACTGCTTCTCCGTGTTGAGATCTGTAACGATGCTGTCATCCCATTGGTATTCTACCGTATATTTCCCCTCCGGTATTCCGGGGATGAAATTAGCCCAGTAGTCCATGGCGCCGATCAGGTCATCCAGCGCGTCCTGTAACGCCCCCTGAATTTCACTTACGGTAGTATACAGCCTCTGCTTGGAACTGACAATCTCAGTGGCAGTCAGCTCTTTATCGTTGGGATCGCTTAAAATCCCATAGGAAAGGCCACAGGAAAACTCAATTCGCCTTAACAGCTGATTTAACCCGTTGAGCAGACTAACATCCCGAAAGGCAGGATTGAACACCTGATAAAAGTCGTCACTGGTATTCATGCTGCGAAACAGCCTTTTGACCGTCTTTGGCAGGGTGAACCGAGTCGGGTGATCTGGGTCAACCTTTACAAACGTCCCGTCCGCGTCAATCGCCAGTTCACCGCCTTCAAATTCCCATAAAAGTCGGCTGTACTGCCGGTCGGCCTCCTCTATCTGTTTCATTGCCCGTGCCGCAATGGATACCCCCAAAGGAGATCCCGGCTCTGTAATATTGCCGAACGGCATTTTAAAATAGGCAAACAGCGGGCCCTTTGCCCCTTTCAGCATCGCATCCGGGACAAGGCTTTCCCATTCCGGAACCTGGGACAGCGGCACTTCCCTGCCCAGATCCATCCCGTTTGTGCTTTTGTATGCCCGGTTTGCGATATGTACGCCGTCCGACTGCAAACTGTGCGTTTCCAGCCTGGTGAATATTGCGTCCCCCTGCGTCTTCTGCTCCAAAAATACCGCCCCGCTGATTTTACCGTTGGAGGAATATCCAGTCGGGAAGAAACTTTCAGCCTGTACCATGTCCACAAGGATCTCGTTGCCGGAAATATAGGGTTTAAACACCAGCCCGCCTTTTCCCACGGCATATTCCGTATATTGACGCAGCTTCTTTTTAACGGGAATATACTGCCTTTCCAAATAATCTGCCCGGCCTGACCCGGTAATTTTGCTGGCAAATTCCAATGTCACCAGCCTCGCAACCTCTCCTGATATGGCAGGAAGAAGTCCCATGCTCTTCACTGTTTCGTCATGGGTCCATGGTGCCTTGTCCTGATAGACTTTGCACCACAGATCAATCGCATCTGCCATGCGTGAGGATACAGTCACTTGCGTTTTGATTGCGCTTTCCACTGTTTTTTTTGGTATCAACCAATTCACCACACTTCTGATCCAATTTAAAAATTTATGAAACATTGTCCACCTGCTTCCAGTCATCCCATCGGAAAAGGCGCCGCAGGATGGTATAACAGAAATATCTGGTATCATCCATCGCATGGTCATTTTCCTTTATGACCTGATCACCTTTTGCCTTTTCATCCCAGCTATATATGCCGAATTCCCGAATACAGTCCTTGCAGTCTGCATGTATTTTCAGTTTTCCGGCGGCCAGCAGCGAACCGGTTATGCCAATGCCTGGAATCACGTCGTTCTTTGCTGCACGCACTGAAAAACTGCCATGACGGCGAATACACTCAATCATAGAAGCCGCCGACGGGTCAATCACTACACACTGAATCGGATACGATTCTACCGTCCGTCTTCCGCTGTTCCAGACCTCATGTCGGATCAGCTTCTCCAATGCGGCATAATGTTCCTCATCTGTGCGGGTTTTTTTGCTTTTTCGTCCGTCGTAGTAGTATTCCGCGATTCTGGTGGCCCCGCCTCCGCTGACGCACCATAAACCGGCGGAAAACGGGTTCTTGGTTCCGTAGTCTACGCTGATGTAATATTCCCCATGCCCTTTCTCCGGATGAGCGCAGTATTCGGGCAATACATGCACAACATGCTCCTTTTCAGAAAACATGGAATAAACCAGGCCTTCGGCAATCACCCAGTTCCCAAGAATGAACCTCTCGTAAAACACTCCAGTATATTCCCGCTTGAGCTGGCGGACATATTCCGGATCTAGAAATTCATTATCATCAATCGTAAAGCGCATCTCCATTAAATCCAATTCTTGGGAACGGTCCAAATATTCGCTCTTCAGCCAGTGGTTTGGGCTGTCCGGGTTGGTAGTTCCAAACAGCTTTGCTTCCGGCATAGACAAACGCGAAAGCAGCATAGTAAAAAAATCCTGCGTAAACAACGTCAGCTCATCGCAATAGGCTCCTTGCAAGGTCATACCGCGGATTTTACTTTCTGCCCGGGCATCGTTGACTCCCTCCAGATAGACCGTCCTCCCAAACAAAACGGCTTGCTTTGCTGCCAAGGAATAGGAAAAGTTTGATTTGCCAACCAGTGTTTCCAGCAAATCAAGACAGTTGCGGCGCAGACTGGTCAACGTTTTTGCTACCATCAAATAAGCCGCGTCTTCCGGCATCGTCAGCATCCAAAATGCCCAAAGGACAAGGGATATCCATGTTTTTCCCGAACGGACAGATCCATGCAGAATGTTGATTCGCCGCAGTTTTTTTTGTTTAAACAGCCGCAGCAGCTGTTTTTGTTTTTCGCTATACATCCTGCATCCCCTTTATTAGTTCCTCCAGCTGGCCTTCATCCTTGCTGCTGTCTTCTCCAATGAGACCGCGCAATTCTTTGATTGCCGAAACATCACCCGTTTTTGCCCTCTCATATAGTGCAATGACAATCATGATGCTGTTATCGGTTTTCTCTGGAGAGTACCCTAATTTTATTGCTTTATTAAAATCGCGCTGATTGGAAATCGGCATTTCCAGCAGCGCGTTCATACTTTCCCTGAGGCTTTTTCTTCTCCGCCTGGATTCGCCCGAGGCTTTCCCGCCTTTCGCCCCGTATTCTCGGGCTTCTTTCGGGCTTAATTTTTTTAAGTTCTTCTCATTTGCCAC